CTTTGCACCTTCTACAGTTGACTGTATTGAACCGCAGTATGCTTCTGGATTTCTTACGTCGTCATCATTTCTTGCTCTCTCTTCACATTTGTCAAATTCGACATCTCCCCATTTTGTAGGCAATGGTTTGGTTACGTTTGCTTTTGAAATAAAACATCCCTTCTCTTCACATTTTATAATGACATCCTCGTCGTCATCTTTTGCCACATAATCATCCTCTGAATCCATTGATTTTGCAACGTCGTTGGTTGCAGTAATTAGTGCGAATGGAACTGCTGGATCTTCACAAACTGCAATCTCATACATCTCTATGTCTTTTAAATGAAAAGCTATACTTCCGTCTGACTGCTGGACTGGTGTCGCATCCGACGTTGTTGCACCACCAAACGAAAGCCCTTTGTATTCCCCTGACTTTATCTTCCCCCATATCTCATTGTCTAGCTGAGTATGGTTAAATATTTTGCCAATGATTTTTAATGCAGGTAGTTCGTGTCCTTCTGTATCTGTCAATGTAGTTTTAGCATAATTGATTCCTTTTCCTACTATTCTGTTTGAGTGAGTGTCTGATATTGCTCCTCCCCTGTCCATCCATATAGGAAGGCATTTGTAAAGAGAATCTACCATTGTAACCTCTCCCTGTCTGTCTATCATCTCTACGGTTAAGAGTCCTTCAAAGAATCTTTCTCCAGAATCTTCCTTGAAAACGAGGCTTTTTGTAACAAAATTGTTAGAAATCATCCTATATATGAAAAGGATTTATTTGTTTATAAAGATTTAGTACAAGAAAAAAAGGAAAAATAGTAGGGTTTTATGCTACTTTCTTTGCTTTGGAAACAGCGAAATCTACTGTGAAACCTGCTGTAAGACCGATTAAAACCAGTCCTAATGTGTCAATTCCTGACAAAGAGATTGTTTGTGCGATAGCGATTCCTGCAAATCCTGATACAATAACAGCACCAAAGAATTTCTTGATGTCATATCTAGGTTCGCTTGAACCGAGAAATCCTCTAATGGTGTTTAATACTGCACCAGATACGGTTGCTAGGACTACTGCAAGTAATGGATCTACCATGTTAAAATCGTGAAAACTGTTCTATTTAAAGATGATTGCTAATCCTCATCTGACTCTGAGCACAATGGGCATAAAACCTCACACATTTTCTGTAACATTGTCTTATCTTGTTTTACCATACTTCTCCAACTCTCTAGAAATTGTTAGACCAGTAACAAATACTGATGAAATTAATGCAATAACCAACGTTTGTTCAAATGTTAAACCCATATCAAACACAGTTTCAGCAATATTGCCTGATACAAGTGGAGAGAAAAATGATACACCGAAATTACCAAATATTCGTGCGGCTATTTTTTTCAATATAAGTTCTTATATAACCAATGTATATAAATTTAATTTATAGGCACTAACTCTTTGTCACTGATCATGTCCAACGCAATCATAGGGTCGTCATATATGTATTCAACCAACTCTTTGTCCTCTGCACTCCCTTCGTAGTAGCCACAAGGCGGACACAGCCAGAATATCAGTTCGTCATTCATGTATCCATACATCTTTTTTTTGCATACGTCACACGTAGGATTTGCCATACCAAAGGTTTAAAAGGGTTTATTAATAAGGTTTTGTTTACGCTAGTATGGCATCCTCAATCTATATATATCCAGATACTGACCAGTATTCCAGATTCTACGGAAGGGAACGAGACGATCTTACATTTGAAGCAGTGTTGATTGACCTTTATGTTGATTTTAAAAAACAGAAACTGTTTGTCATAACAAACACAAGCAATGAAAAGGAAAGAATATTAAACAATAGAACAATTACACACATACGAAACGAGTCATATAAGAACGAACACCTTACAGATGACTGTGTTCTTGTGACTGATAAGGACATTGTTTACAAGAATGGGTACCTTGAACTGTTTCCAAGATTCCTGCGAAAACCGCTAATGAAACTGAGGGTTGACAGATGTGTCGGAGGAAAAATTGACAAAAATAAAATTGACCTTACACAGATGAAGTATGATTTTACCAGAGACAGAATAAATCTTATTGTATACGAACCTACTTCCTGAATCTTCTATCGTCTGTCATAATTTCTTTCCAATCCTTTCCATGCTTCTTTTTTAATGAAAGCCAGAAAGGATCAGTTCCGAGCATACCGCCCTTCTTGTTGTATTCCTTAGTGACGTTAGCAACACGTCTGTGACAGCTACTGCATAGACGGATGTTGATCTGTTCCAGACCAAACTTGTAAGTGTTACAGAAATAACATAGACCGTAATGCTTTACCTTTACGACTGCCATAAGTGCCTCTCTGCCCTTCTTTCCTGCACAGTCTCCACATATGTCTGAAACCGTTGCGTTTGATGCCTTATTCTTTAAGCAACCAAAACATAATGCCTCTTTGTATGCGTTGACTCTGGTGTACTCGTTCTCTTGGTGTTTTTCCCAAAGTTTTTTTGTATGATCGTTTGCGTTCTTGTTAGTGTCTAATTCGGTGGGCAATATCCAGTCAACCTCTTCAAGCATTGATCAAGTGCGGTGTAGGTATAGAACTCTATCTGTTCAGTACCTTGCTCGCATTTTTTAGTCATTTTAATTATAGCCTCTATTGTTTCTTCGCAACGAGTTTTTTTGATGTTAATCTTTACAGTCTTTGCAACTGGATTTGCTTTCTTCTTCCTTTCTTTTTTTTCTACAGTCTTCGCAGTCATGATTCTTGTATGTCATCTTTCTCCCAACTATTTAAACCTTCGAATTCATTCTTCACAACTTCCCTGGCTTGTCTAACTGTCATGCCAGACTTGCGAAGTTCTTCTACCGTTTTAGTTTTATTCCATCCAAAGTCTACGGACGTCTGCAATGTTGTCTTTACAAGTTCAAAGTTTGCTGGGGTAATGCCGTCTGGAAAAGACTTTCGAGACATACTTGTTCCTGCTCCTGACGAAGGTGCTCCTTGTCCAATTCCTCCAGTGTCGGACGGTCTCTGCTTTCCTGGCTCTCCCTGCATACGCTGTTGCTCCTCCTTTGGGGCGGCAGAGCCGCCTCGTTTTCCAGGGTTCTTGACAGTTCCACCGTTGTTCTCTTCGGCTTCGATCTGGTCGGCTATGGAGACGACAGGATCCTTTGAGACAACAAACTCTCCTGTGTGAGTTCTTGTAACCTCGAATCCCATTGACTGGTATGCTCTCATGTTTTCGATTTCGACTCCTTCTATCTGTAGGTTTCTAAGTTTGTCGGTTTCTTCGCCAGTCTTTAGTTTTAATTCCCAGTCGTCAATGTTTAGCATGAATGCAATCTTTTGCAAGAATCCCTTGTACAAAAAGTCCTGACCCCATTTGACTGCCCTGTTTGTAATTGTAACTTGCAGACCTTCCTGTGACCAACCAGTTGGAAGTTCTCCAAAGTAAAGCGGAAGGACACCATAGGTTGCACCTATAATCATACGGAGTTCCCTTCGTATTGTAGTAAATTCTAATTCCTTTAACGATCCAGTAAAGTCTATCCATTCTGCCATGTTGCTTGCTCCACCGCCTCTGTCGTTTTCAACAAGCAGTGGGTGTATTCTGTATGGATCCTCTGCGGCTGACTCTTCTAATGCATCCCATGACTTTCTGAAAGTCTCATAGTTTCTTGATGCGATAACCAGCATACCTCGTGGCGGTCTCATCTTGTCGAAATACTTTCTGATGTACTCGTCCATGTGTGACAGTGCCATAACCTTGCTCCATATGGAATAAATCGGGGAGAAGCCATAAACCAAGTCTGGTCTGTACTTGCCTGCCTTCCAGATAACCTCGCCTTCAGCATAGACAAATCGTTTTGGATTTGGAATACCTAGCGAATAGATGGAGTTGACTTCACAGATGGCTTTCAGAGCCTTCAAGGGCATGGAATGCTTTCCGTCTTCTATAATGTTACAGTACTCGTCATCCAAAATTCTGTGCTCTCGGTGCTCAGAATGAGGACAAACACGTACTTTATGACCTTTATCATCATATCCTATACGTCCGTCAGAGTCTGCAATCATTGCAATCTGTGCTGGATCGGCTCTTATCATTTCTTTTATTTTCGTTTGTTTAGCCATAATATCGCCTTTATCGTTAAAAGCGTAGGATTTTAGCGTTAAAATGTATGCATTATCGGCAATTTCGAGGTCTCTTTCAACCATTCTCATGACATCCTCAAGTGTCTGTTCGTTGCCATTTACGGAATCAACCATCAAATTTTCCAAAACTTTTCTGTGTTCTGGAATTGGTCTGATAAGATTGGTTCCTCCACAGGTATCGCAGATTAAGGTGTTATTTTTGGTCTCTCTTTCTTCCTCTATTGTAAGTTCAGTATTGACTGTAGAATTATCTTCTTTAATATCAGGGTTAAGTGGGGGGTATTGGAACTCTTTGGAGCAGTCCGTGCATTTGTATTTGAATTTCTCGACTATTTCGAACCCATTTTTGAACATTTCACGGTTAATAGTCTCGATAGGAATACGTAAAGCATCTATGTTGTTTGCCAACTCATAGATCATTATGAGTGGGAATGGGAAAATTGGTAGTTTGGCACCTGTATCGGTACTCATGTAGGGTTGTGTTATGCTTGGTCTGACGGTTTTACCTGTCTCCCCTGCCTGAGCCTTGGCTATTAGTCCATTAATTGATGTTCTAATGTTATTAACAAACCCCATATCGAATTATTAACGCGTGTCTATTTAAACTTTGTCTATTTTTGTCACAGTTTTGTTAACTTTTTGAACAGGTTTAGGATTATCTCCATGAGAATCACAGGTTTTATCTCTGTATTCTTTATCACATTTGCAAGTCATGAGTATAATTATATAGATCCACTATTAAAGATTACCATGGAACCTCCTGGCATACCAGAAGACATGGACAAAGAGTCTGTTATCAACGCCTGCATCTATGTAAACGACTGTTTTCAGATGAAAGACAACTTTGAATTTAAGAACGACTTTGGTATTACGCTTACAGGACTGTTAAGAGGTCTTTCATATGTTATTAAGGAACATGACGAAAAGTTGCATAGAAACATACTTGAATCGTTAAGTATATTAGCAAATAAATGAGTGACTATATATGATTAATTTCTTTACAAAGAACATAAGCGAGAAAACCTACACTGACATAGTTCAAAGAACAATTATGCTTAACGGTCATGACGGAAGAAGCGGATCCTCATACGAAGTATGGAAAAATTTTGAGGAAAACTGGGAACTAAACATCATATCTGTAGAGGATCAGGACGAGTTCAAGTCATTTTATGAGCATCTGAACATAGAAACAAGCGACGGAATCGCCTGGGGAGTGACTGGAGACCACGTAATTTACGTGTTTGTCAACGATTCAAAGAATCCGTTCATGCTTAGATCAAACGTTATGCCTCTTGCTCATGAGTTGCTTCATGCTCTTTATCAGGATAGGATTGGTACTTTTCATATTACTAGGAAATATAATGCCCCCGAGGGAAGGGCAGGCACGAAAGGAGCAGCTGCTACCGTTATCGTTCATGACAACTGGTATGGTAGCAAGAAAACAATAAAGTTCTGGATAAGACACAGTTTCATGTGGCTTCCTGTTACGATTCCTTTCATTCCCGTAAGCCAGGCAAAGAAAGACTATCCTGTTTGACAACATTTAAATCAAAGTGTTTTGATATAAAATCATGTCTGAAGAAAAGAAAAAGAAGAAACGAACCGAATGTTCTGACGGAGTATGCAGAATAATTGACGATCTGGAGTAACAATGACAATTTCCAATAACGATTTTAAAAAGACCATATGCATAGTATGCTATGAGAAATTCGGAGAACACAGCAAGAATGGCTGGATGAAGTGTATGTTTAGGCTTCAGGGTACTATTGCTATGAATGATATTAATGGAACCCCCCAGACTGAAGGTGGAGGCAATCCGTCAAATGGATGACATTGTACAGTCATTTTTGAACTTTTGTAGAGGATTAAAAAAATCTTTCAGTGGAAAGGACTATCTTCGAGACATCAACCAGTGTGAGAAATGCGGTTCCCCAAGTTTTTTTAACTCCTGCCTCAAGTGCGAAACAGACGATGCGTACCGTGGTTGGAACAAAACAGGCAAGTTTTAATTTTTTTGTAGCCCCCCAGAAAGCCAAAAAACACATTTTTTTCTCTGAGTACTTAGCTGA